ATTGCATTGATTGGTGTCTCGATTGAATTGATTGATCGATTATTCGTTCTATTTAAAAACAATTTGCTCAGTTGATCTTGACTGACCAAATGCTGGTACCATCTAACCGTGGTGCACCTGATAGACGAGGAGCTATGGCTTTACAGAACCGCCGAGGCGCCCGCCGCGCGCGCCCCTATAACAGATTTGCTGTGAATGGGGACCGTGGGGATCCGCTTCGGCCTGTTCCTGTAGATGCTCACATAGCTCCTCCCGAAGAGCCTGCCAAACCTGAACCCCCAACCCGGGCGAGGGTTGTGGCAGACTGGAAACGAAAATATGTATACCGCGCTCCCGCCGATCAATGCGCGACTATGCACAAAAAATACAATGTGCTGACCAAGCCCGAATTGTTAGGAGACCCAATCAACCCCCACTGGGAAATGGCATTGCTTCGAAGGATAGTAACCGTCTGGGTAATATCTAAGCTAGCCATCCACCATTCACAGATCGATGTGCTTTGGGGTTCCTACCGTGATGAGGCTGTGGTTAATGACCTCAATCATGCGCTCGTGGATGCTGATTTTCCCCCCGTAGAGCTCAATTACGTGGGTGATCTTTTAGTCCCCGCAGATGCTCATCGACGTCCAGTCGGTGGCCCCAAAATTGGCCGAGTGGCCTTCTGCGTAAATGTCTATTCTCAACCCGATGGAAAAGCTTCCACTCCTCAAGCGTTTATGGCGCTGGGATATGAAGAAGTTATTTGGGTGGGGCACCCGTTTTTTGACACGTGGGGCCGTTATATGACGGCCACGTGGATCCGTGATGGCGATACAATTTCATGGATTTCTGATGGTGGGGCATTGCCTTATGCTCCTCACAATGCTTGTGATGAAATGTACTCTGAGATATCAACTGGTACACATGTAAGTTCAGTTGAACGTTCTTTCAATGACCCTAGTGGCCCTATTTATATGGCCATTTCAATCACTATGCATGCCCTACCACAATCGTACCAGCGAGTCCCCAATATACCCAGCGTCAAAGTTAAGTGTGATGTTCCTAATATATCAGCGCGTACTTTGACGTGGATGCATCAGTTGCCCGGTTCTGCCTTCTTTCTTGGTCTTATGACGTATTTCCGCCCTCGCACAGTTCAAGTGCGACGTGCCCACATGGAGAAGACAATGGCCTGGTGGTCCCAACGCTTTAATGTTGTCTGGAGTTTTCGCAGTTTACAACGGTTTATTGATGAGATGCTACAAGAGGATACGGCTTATACTGCTGTGTTGCACTTTTTTCCTGAGAAAGCTACTGGTTATGCTGATGCGCTGTTAATGGCCACGATTAGCCAGCATTCTGCAGAAAAAGCCCCGTTTGTTGATCTAATGCTTACCCGTTTAAACCCCGCAGCTATAAAACATAATTTCAGTCTGCGAACTTATGGTGTTGACAGCCAACCTTTCCAAAATGGCCCAAGTTTTTCGTGGGCCATCCTCGGTTTAACTTTGGGAGCTGGCTTTGCGCTCGGCCGCTGGTTTATGCGGCCTGCTAGTGCACTCACCGGGTTTGTCGAGTTGGGGACGTTAATGCAACAGGTTTGTGCAAATAATATATATATCACGATCGTAGCCCCTATATGGGAAGAAGCCGTAAAACGTGCTTTCGATAACGAGATATATAAGTTCTGTTCAAGCATGGTTTTTGGCTACCTAGATTATTATGGTGGACCCCATCAACAAAACTATGCTGCACATTTTGTGCAAGGTTTAAAACACTATTTCTTTGCGAGTTTACCTTATGTGAAGGGTGTTTTAAGCCATGCTTCGCACAACCTGTTAGCGATAGCCGCAGTGAGCCAAACCGCGAAACCCGCCAATATCCTTGCAGCCTCTATGCAAGGTGTTCTTCTTGGGGGTGTGTTTGGGATTAGACCAATTTTCCACCGTGTTGTGGGGTTTTTCAATTTTTCAGCCGGATTCCCTCCTGAGATTGACCCTACAGTTAAAGTGGTTGATAGATTAATTCCTCAACAACTTCCTGATCGTCCAGCTTTTTGGCGTGTGATAGGCCATCCAGTCCCTATGTTCCGTCCTCAACGGTCTGCCCAAAATGCGCAAGCCATACTGTATCATCGTTTGGCTCGTGTTGTGGCACAACCGTTTGTTCGACCATTTTGGGATCGTTTGATGCGTTATATGACCAAGTTCACTTTCCCGATGATCGGTGATCATTCGGAGGAGTTTGAAGACTGGTTGGCTCACGTGGATCCTGTAAAACGCCGTTTGTATAGGGAAGCTTATGCTAGAGTCACACAGAATCCTTTGTTCTTGACTGATAACCGCGTAAAACGTATCCAAATGAATATAAAAACTGACGAGGTTTTATTGAAACAGGAAGCTGATAGTGAATATGGCGCTGTACCCCGTCCGATCCATGCGGTTAATGTGGAGCTATTAGTGACTGTGGCGCCTAGTGTTTATGCGGCGTCAAAACGCATATCTGAGTGGTGGGACTACTTTTTTATCTTTTCGGATAGAGTCACACTCACGTACGGCGCTGGTCGCAATGCACAGTATCTTTCTCATTGGTTTAACCGGGCCATTGAGACCCCAGGGTACTTCCATGTGATTGCAGCGGGTGATGACCTCGCCATTATAGGCCACATCGGTACGAGCGTCTATATTATAGAAGCCGATGTGTCACAGTGTGATCATAGTATAAGAGGGCCAGCGCTCACTTTTGAATATGATGTTCTCAGGCGATTGGGAGTATCAAGGTACGTCGTGGACTTATTGCGAGCCAATGCTTCAGCTCTTTGTGCAATGAATCTACCAAATGACCAAGGGAAATTTAAAGTGAAGCGTGGTCCAGAAAGGAACACAGGTGGGGCTGACACCACGATTGGTAACACAGTGATTATCGGGGCAGCATGTGCGTATGCGCTCACTCGTGACGAGCCCCATCAACTCGCTAGGTCCATGGCTGCGGCTGGTTTCACAATTAAGATTAAGTACCAGCACGTTAAAGCCAGCGATTTGGGTATTCGTTATTATCCTCCTACTTTCCTGAAAGGGACTTGGTGGCGCGCAAATCTAGGATTCTGGGTTTGGGCCCCATTATTGAGTGTTTATCTCAAAGCCACCAAAGTGATGACTGACCCCATGATCATGTTCCGTAAGCATCAGCCTAAAGATTTAGACCAAGCCTGTGAGTGGTATTGGTCCAACATGGCAGCAAATTTGTTGACGTATTCGCATGACCCAAGAGTGGCTGCGTGGTTGAATGCCGCGGCCGCTCGGCCCTACCCTCGGGTGCTTTTGCATGATTATTTGTATAAGCCGATGGGAGAGGAGACCCAGTCCGTTCGTTACGACATAGATGTCGTGGAGCAAGCTGCTAATTGGTACAATGTGCCAGCAGAGTGGATAAATGATTTTATTGAACATCTCATAAAATTATCCCCCGGTCTAGAAAGTGACCACCCGATGTGGGCCATTATGGCTGCACGTGACTATGGTTAGTCGGGTGGGGCCTGAATTATTACTATAGTTTAGTATTTAGTTAGATTGCATATAACAGTTTTAGTCTGTTTATAACGTCAACACGGTTACAAAGCCCGATCATACATGTATGCCGCGCTCCAGACCCAACTCGAAGCGCTCTCGAAAGCGGCCAAGAAACTCCCAGCCCCAAGTGGCGGGACAGAGTCGAAACCACAAGAAACGACGCCAAAACGCACCCCGGGGCGTTACCCGAGCTTATCAAGAGGCCTTGTCCGACGTAGCCAGGGTTCAACGCGACATGGCCTCACGCCCAAATCAGGCGCCGTCCAAAAAGGAAACCAGTTGGTTAGATTCAGCTTTAAGCCTCCTGGAAAAAGCCGCGCCAGTGGTACTCAGCTTGTTGTAACCGGTCGTCACGACGAAAAACCTGTGCTATCAAAAGAAGATGAAGCCCCCGGCAATCAAATAGGGATTGCGCGGACATATGCCGGTATCGAGAAAATTCCTGACCAGACTTTTAGCCGCGATTCCTTTCAATTTGGGAATGTGCATGGTGAAAGAGTCAGGGGCAGCGAGTTTTTGACAACAGTGCATCAGGTCGGTACATCGGCGCAAGTTATGCTAGCAGCTCTCATTTGCAACCCCTGTCTTTGGTTGGGGACCCGCATCGCCATTATTGCCCAGACCTTTTTGCGGTGGCGGGCCATCCAGATAACAGTGGAGTTTGTTCCTTCCGTGCCGTCCACGGCAGGAGGTTCTTTAAGTCTAGCTATTGCCCCTGATTCTACTCAGGATTTCACGTCAGTGGGTGATACTTTGTCGCGACAAATCTTTTCGCTTGACCATAATGTGCAGTTTTCTACTTTCGAACACGCTGCTGTCGAGATGACTTGGAACCAGGGTTCAGACTGGTTGTACTTGCAATCCGATGATGACGGTGATGATCGTTTTGAGAACTGTGCGGTTATAGCGATGGCTATGTTAAACGCTACCACGCTGGCAGCCAATTCAGTCTTAGGCACCTTGATGATCCATTATGACCTTGAGTTTGCAGCGGAGATGGTTATCCCATCGGCCATGACCACTATGGAGAATTTGACCTTTTCACACGCCTATATGGCCCGTGATACTTTTGGCATATTGAATACCGATTTTGTGAGTGCTCCTGCCTCGCAAGAGTACGGTCAAATATATGCTTTAATAGTCACTGGGCTTGGAGGCGTTACTTGGACCTTTTATGATCCCAATTCTTCAGCGGCCAATGGCGGGACTATTACCGTATCCGTTGGATCACTACTTTTCATGCGCAACAATGGCGCAGCAGCTAATGTATGGTACATAGCTGCGTCCTTGCCAGCAGCGGGCAACGAGAATGTGTTAAGGTGGCAGAACAACCCTGCAGTCATTGCAGCCACTTTTAGGGCTTACCGTGTAGGCTAGTCCTTAGTTTTCTAGTGTTGCACGTCACTATTAGATAACGTGCCCTTCATCAAAATTATGAAGTGTAATTAAAAAACAATTATAATAAAAAGATATAATTATAAAAAATACAAAAAATAGAACGAATAATATTGCTGTAAATCTTTTATAAAAAGTACTACCACTCCAGCAGGAAACGAGTG